TTAGTAAGATTTGCATTCTTATAGTTATAATATTGTAAAGTAGACAGAACATCAATACAATTTACTTCAAAATCATCTAATGGTGAAGAATAAGGTTGATTATATGTATTTGGATCAACATAACCATAGAATAAGTATGAATTGCCCTTCTTTATCTCAACTTTTACACTACGACTATTATCAGCAAAGAAAAGATTACCAACATAAAATGTAGTTAGTAATGATACTTTTGCTGATTTTCTAATTATAACATTGAATAAGTCATCATTGTTAGTTGTAATTGTAATAGGGTCACCAGCAAATACAATATCTTCACCTATTTCAATTATTTGTTCTGAACCATCATCTTTAGTGAAAATGACTGTAATCAAATCATTGTCTATATCTCTGAATTGTCCTCTTATTATCATATTACTTTATTCCAATGTTTTTTCCTGTCTTTAATTGTCCCTTTCCAAAGTTCTTTAAGCTACCATAAATATCTGAACCTTTAAGTCTGAAATTGATTGTAGGTGTTTCAATATTTGAACTACCAAAGTCACCATTTTCTATCGCCTTGAACAGATTGCTTTGTTGGTGTCCATCCAATATCATTTCACCACCATTGAGTCTAGCTAAAACTCTATCACCATGAGTAGAACCACCAGATACTATACCACCACTTGCAAATTTAGGTAATGAAGCAAATACACTTGCGATAGTAGCAACTATAGACAGTATTGCTGCTATATTTCCTGGGAATGGCACTTTTGCACCTTCTGCAGCACCTGATGCTATTGCTTCTGCATTTTTAGCAGTAATAAGTTTCATTATTTCAGGAAGTAATTTTGCTGTAGCATCTAATGCTTGTCCTGTGAAATTCAACCATTGTCCAGTTGATTCATCTAAAGCACCACCTAAACTGCTAAATGTTGAACCTAAATTACCTATTGCCTCTGAATAACCTTCAATTTCTTTTTGTTTATCTGCCCATTTAGTTTGTTTTTCTTTAATCTCTTGTGCTTGTTCTGCTAATACATCATTTGATTCAGTTGCTTCTAATATCTTAGCGTTAATACTATCATAAGACTCTGTTCCAGTTAAACCTAATTCTTCGTATAATTGTTTTATTGTATTTAACTGCTCAATCAAATCATCATTGAAATTCATTTGGTCTTCAATTCCATTCAATTGAGTATCAAATGTGACAGGTTCATCTGTTTTAGTTGCTTTTTCAAAACTACTTTCTTGCTTAGAATAAGTAGTATCAAGTAATTTATCTAAGTCTTGGTCTAATTTGATTCCTTCTGCATTCTTTTGTGCTTCTTTAAATGCATCTGCCATTTCTTTTGTTGCTGTACCTGCTTTAAGGTTTTCAAGATATACATTCTTTAAAGCATCTGCTATTCCTTCAGCATATTCTTCAGAAGTAATGAATCCATGTTGTAATTGTGTATTTAAGTCTTCAATGTTGCTTTCATAATTGACTTTGATTGTTGTTTGAGTTAAGTCTATATCTGCTGCATTATATCTGTCAATATCAGCTTGTGTTGCTCTATTAGTCTCAAATAAATATTTTAAATGACTTTCTTCTGCTTCTTTTACTTTTTTCTTATATTCTAATTCAGTAATTAGCTTATCATTATATTGTGACTGTAGATTGTCTATAGTAGTCATATATTTTGCTTGTTCTTTAGCATCCTTTTCTGCTTGTGTTTCAGTATGTCCACCTCCACCACCAGAACGACCACCACGACCACCACCTGATTTAGGTGAAGTAATCTTGTCACGGCCAATAAAATAATCAACTGCTTGTTGTGTATTACCATTTGCTAGTGCTACTGCTGCTTGTGCTCTTGCACTACCACCATTTTGTTGTTGAAATTGTTTGAATTCCTGTTGTTGTCTTTGTGCTGCTTTTAATCTATTGTCAGCATTGTCTCTTTCAACTTGTGCTGCTTCTAAATTAGTCTGATTTATTTTCTTTCTGTTTTGTGCATCTAAATACTCTTGTGAACGACCACCATTCCATGTATAGCCACCATCATTTTGGTGTCTCTCCATTTGTCTTTCATCAGCACGAATATTGTTTTGTTTTCTAATTACTTTTTGATTAGCTTGGAATTTTTCCCATTTAGCTGTTGTAACTTCTTCTTGTATTTTCTGACCTAATTTAAATGCTGCTAATGCTTTTTGTAAATCATCAAGTGCAGCAATATGTTTTCTTATCTCAACAACTGCATTTCCATGATATGTACCTTCACTTGCAATATATCCATTGACAGAAGGAATAATGCCTTTAAGTTTTTCTAATGCCTTTACTTTATCATCATAAGCAACATTTTCATTTTGTAATACTCCAAGTAATTGTGCTATTTGATATTTCTCTGAATCAATTGATTTTGCTACTTCTTTTGTAGCATCTATTTGCTTTTCTAAGAATGTTGTTCCTTGTTCAACATTAGCATTCATTTCTTTTTGCTTATCTGATGAACTAGATGTAGCAAAAGCATAAGTTGCTAATGCAGCTGCACCAACTATTACTAATCCAGAAAAGTCACCCATCAATGCTTTACTTACTGCTTTTACAACATTCCATGCTTTTGTTGCTATAGTATTTGCTGTGGTTGCAGCGGTATTTGCTGTGGTTGCTACGGTATTTGCACCAGTTGCTGCAGTTGTTGCTACCAACCTTATCTGTTTTAATTTAAGCATCAATGCACTATCTTTATTCAATGTATTAGCAACTGTCTGAACTCCATTCAATATAGCTAATGCACCTTGTACCTTCTGAATTGCTTTTGCTGCATCTTCATTCTCAGCACCAAATAATGCCATGACACCAGTTGCAACAGTTCCAACAGCTGCTAAACCTTGAAATGCTTGTATGCCTGCTTGAAGTGTTGCAGTATCATTAGAATATCTTCTTACTGCTTCACTTGCATCAGCCATTGCATCTTTTATCTGACCTGCTGCTTGTGCAACTCGCGTGAACTGTTCAGTATTAGACATTCCATCGAAGTTCATTTGCGCCATTAATTGCTGCAAGTCTCTAAGCTGACGTTTCAATGGTGCAGTACTATTGATAATCTTATTGAACTTTGCATCAATTTTTTCTGTAGCGGTCTGTCCTTTGCTGCCTAAATCATTTAGTTCTGTCTTTACTTTATTTATAGTTGATGACAAGTTGTCTTGTCCACTTAGTCTAACTACATAATCTGCCATATTACTTCTTCTTTAGATAAGTTTGTGCCATTTTATTCATGCGTTCTATGTCTTCTTTTGTTATCTTAGTATCACCTTCATCTTTGAATTCTTCTTCATTATCCCATGGTAGCTTTACTATATCATCATAATGTAGTTTCTTTGTGGATTGTACTTGTGCAGTAACGTAAGATATTAGTCTTGCTTGTTCCCATTGTTGTTTATATGCATAATGACAATATTTCAATGCTGCACTAATTTCATACCATTCCATTTCATCTAAAACATATGATGGGGAATAATGACATTGCATTACTAAGATAGCATAGACTTCACTAATGCTTAATTTTTTTTTATATTGTCTTCTCCTTCTTCTACTACTTCAAATAATTTGTCTTTCTTTTCTTCATCTGATAATACTTTGCCAAATTCTTCTAATTTTTTTGGATCATTGTCTAATGCATCAATGAATTCATCCCAATCAATTACATTATTGGGATTATTAGCTAAAATAATAGAATAATAGAAGATATAGTTGTCTAAAAGAGTCTCTAATTTAAAACTCTTTCCAGTTATCTGTTCAAAAATAAACAATGCTCTTATAGTATACTTTACTTTGTATACTTTATTGTTAAGTGTAATTTCTTTCATTTCTTTAAATCTAGATGTTTTTAAAAAAGGGAAATGTGTTTGTCACACTTCCCTTGTATAGTTATTCGCCAAAATATGCTTTAAATCTAAATTGGTTATTACCTTCGCCTACACCAACTTGGTCAATATACCCAAATATATAGTCCATTCCAATAGGATATAGAAACGCTTCTTTGGTTTCATCATTTCCTGTAATCTCAGGATGGTCAGCTAAACTCAACATTATACCGTCAACCTGATAGTCTTGCATATCATGTCCATCTGCTGTAAATGAATCCCTTATACGAATTGTGTCTAAGAAAGGATTATCAAGCGAAATAGTAACATGATTATTACTTGGATTTATATTTGTTACATAGCCTGATATATAGCCGATTTCTTCTTCATAGTATTGACTTTTATAAAAAAACACACTGCTTAAATTAATCCTGCTACCAACAGTTAAACCATTGTCAACTTCTGCTGCAACATCTTCAAGTGTAACAATTATGTGCGGATTTGGTTTTCTGACAACTCCGTATTCATAAAATTCATACAAATACGATTGATAATTATAAACATTTCCTCCCTGTGTCAAATCTTCTGATGGGTCGCCTGACACATCATTATTCATTTCCAAATTATAATATTTTGTCAATGGTCCAACACCTGTAAATTGTACTGTAAATGTTGCATATTCTCCATTTGGTGCATTCAATTGTAAATCAGTTATAATTGCTCGGCCTGTATAACCTTGGTCTCTTGTATACCAACCATCTACAGGTGGTTCAGTATATGTTATAGGTGCTTTTAATGATAATACAAGGTCTATTTTAGTGTGATAAACCATCAGTGATTCCAAATCACCATACAATCGACCTCTACCATCTGCACTACAAAGGTTTTCAGATGATGCAGTCCAACTCAACTTATTAACATCAATACTATCCCAATCACTATTGATATCTTTATGTCCTTCCTGTTGTGTCTCACCTGATATTTCAATAGTATGATTTGTAGCATAAGCAATAGATTTACCGTTTACAAATAACATTAAGTCACCACCTTTTATCTTGCTCATGTCTTTTAATTAGGATATATTTAAGATATAAGTTTTTGTAATGCACCAACTCCTGTAAATTGAACTGTATATGTTGCATATTCTCCATTAGGTGCATTCAATGACAAGTTACTTATAATAACCTTGCCTTTATATTTAGGTAAACTTGGAGTCCATCCACCAGAAGGAACATCAGCAGTATTCTGTGACTTCTTAGCAAATATTGCATCTACTGGAGTCTTTGCTACCATAATGTCAAATAAGTCAGCGAAATTATCACCTTGTCCATCTAATGAATATAAGTTTTCAGAAGTAGCAGACCAGTTAAGTAATCTAACTTCATTTGATGCCCAGTCACCACCACCTTCATCTTTATTAGAAGTATCAGCAGTTTCTGCATTTATCTCTAATGTGTGATTTGTTGCGTAAGCAATGCTAGTATCATTTAAGAAAAGCATTAAATCTCCACCTTTAATTTTACTCATAATCTATTATTGTGATATATTTTTCTATTCTTTTAATTCAAAATCAACATCTATAATTTCAACATAACAGTCATCACTGAAATTATAGTCTTCTCTTATGTTCAATATCTTAATGTCTTCAATGATAGTAGTTTCACTATTTGAAATAAGACAATCAGCAACATCATTTGCTAATTCAACCGCATCTTCATATTTCTTTGCTATAATCAGAAATTGTACAGTAACCTTTTCTCCACTATAGTCTTTATTACTTCTTGGAGTGAATCCAGTTCTTGAATATAATATAAATGGGAATGTGGTACCTTTTGAGGCAACTATGGGAAAACACTTATTGTTAGCTTTAGACCTAATTTCTGGGTCTGACAACAGTATTCTTTTTATTTCGGCACCTATTGTGAAATTCTTCATTTAATATATTTGTCTAAAGATATTTTTATTGCTCTTGAAATTGCATCATTAATTACTCCATCACTTGAATTTCTAGCATTTGCGAAGAAATGTTTTGCTTCTACAACTCCACGATTATAACCCTTTTTAGTTTGTCTTTGCTTGATTTGTTTTTCATAGAATCGCATTCTATAGTCACTCATTATACTGACTATTACTTCTGTATATGCTTTGTCTGCTTTTAAAGTGACACCTTCATAAAATGGTCTGTTTATAAATCTGGAATAATGACTTGCTGCTTCACCCATTGCTGCTTTGAAATTACTCTTAGTAGCATCTTGCAACACTTTACCACCGGCACGAAGTCCATCTAATAATACTTTTTTCTTTATCTCATCATCATCTAATATATTCAATAAATCATCTACTTGTCTTGAATCTGTATCTAATTTAATCATGAATCAATTCTGCCTGAATGATAATACCATTGAATCCTCTTCTGTGTTCAATAGACAATATCCTATATTTATTATTTTGCCATTTAATCATGTCCTTCTCTGTGACATCTACATAATATCGAAGTGTAAAGGTCTTTGTATAGTCAAAAACTACTTCATTATGCTCTAATGTTCTTCTTCCACCTGACCACGATACTTGTGCTCTAGTTTTATAATGAAATTGCCATTCATCAGTAACTTCACCATAGTCATTGATTTGCTCTACACTACGCCATATCTCTATTATCTCATTTAATAAACCTGCCTTCATGACTTGAAATTTGTCCTATTTTTATATGTCGCTAATAGATATTCATAAGACTGTGGAATCTTGTTTATAGAACTGAAAGTGACTGACTCTCTATTCATATACATATTACCAATCAATAGCTTACATGCATGAATTATTGGTGCAGGTAATACACCGTCTTCTTCTAAATCACTTAAATCATGGTCTATATGTCTTGCTACCATTGTTTCAGCAACATCACCCAATGCATTAAGATAATCATCATCATCAACAAATTCTGTGTCGATGTTCAAATGTTTTTTTATGTCTTCTAATGTCAAATATTTCATGTCTTATTGTGTGATGTTTTTAAGGAAGTTGGGAGAATTAATCTCCCAACTCTATATGTATTGTTGAATATAAATCTCATTCAGCAGTTGTACCAAATGCAAATGCTTCTGGACGAGCAACTTTAGCATCGAAATAGCAATTGATTACTAATCTTACACAACCGTTAGTTGCTTGTGTGAATGGGTCTACAGTCAAGTCAATTCCACCCCATTGTCCAATCTTTAAGTCTTTCCAATTACCATAAGCAAGTTTTTCTTGTGGTACATTAGAAGTAACTAAAGCTGCAGTACCATCAATTTCTCCACCTTCCATGACAAGTCTTGTATTGTCTGCAGAACGTGCCATATTACGTAATGCTGCTTTTGCTTTAGGTGAAATAACATACTTTAAGTCACCATATACATTTGCTTCTTCTACACCAGCTTCTAATTCAGTGATGTCTTCAAAATCAGCAATAGTAGCAACAGTAGCACCATTGAAGATACCTGCAGGTTGAGTAGTTGTACCAGCTGCTTCACCTAAGATAGTTGCTTCAAGTTTATTAGAAACTGCATCTATAATGTCTTGACGAATCTTTGCTTCTGCTTGAATATTTTCTGTCTGAATTAAGAATTGTTTTGAAATATCAACATAAGCAGTCAATCTCTTTGGAGAAAGTTCTACATGTGTGAATGTACCAGCACCATCTTGTGCAGGAGCAGTCTCACCTTCCCAGAATACATTGTTTGCAGTCATTACAGGAATCTTAACGTTATTGATAAGACCAGGATAGAAGTCTGCACCTGCTTCAAGTAATACATTCTTAGCACGAAGTGGAGTAAGAATATCAAATACATCTGTAGCAACTACATCTTCACCTTCTACATTTACTGTAACAGCTGAACGTTTTTCATAAGGTAATTGAATTTGTCCTTCATAAGAACGACCTGCATTTCTGAATTCTGCTCTTGCTGTCTCCATTACAGAATTGTCAACTGCATCGAATTGTTTGCCATCTACTACACTTTTGATAGCACGTAACAAACTGAAATTTTTTGTATTTTCCATATTAAATTTAATATCTATATTTTTTTCTGTTTTTGATTTTTTTTCTTTTTTCTCTTCTTCCTCTTTAGCATCTGAATCATCTTCTAACTCATCATCTTTATCAACAGAATTAGTATTATCATCAGAAGAATTATTATTATCATTATCTCCATCTTTTTCATCCTCTAATTCTTTTTCTTCTTTAGGTTGCTCTTCTGTTGATTCTTCTTCATTTTTAGGTTGCTCTTCTTTTATATCTTCAACCTCTTCTTTCTTTTCTTTTAATTCTTTCATCTCTTCCATAATCTCTAAAGTTCTTTTTGTACAATTAGTCGATAAATAAGCAGGTTCAAAAACAGGACTTACATCAAATAGTCTAGTTATCTTAGTTATAGTTCTATGTATAATTCCTTTTTCATCACGCGTCTTAATATCACCTTCTGGATCAATATAGCAACCAAATGAAGATGCAAATATCTCACCTCTTTTAAGATGTTCAATCAATTCATCACCATATTGGGTCTTTGGTGCTTCAAATTCATAATAAAGTCCTTCATCATCTAATTCTAACTTCAATGAACCTTCACCATATCTAGAACGTGCTAATACTTTATTCTCATCATGATTAAGCAATGCAAATATGTCACATTGTGTAAGCAAATCAGGACTAATAGCACTTCTATCTATCTTTTCATAGAATCCCATATATTGTGACTCAGAATCAAACTTCAAAGCATAACCTGTAATTAAACGTGACTCTTCATCAAATTCACGAATAATTCCATAATTTCTATACTCTTTTTCCATCTAATCTAGTCTCATTTATATATTTAAAAATAAACAAATCTATCTAATATTATTTATTTGATGTATCTTGTTTATTTGATGTATCTTGTTTATTTGATGTATCTTCTTCTGTACTTCCTATAATATTGTTCTCTATATTAGTATAGTTTACCATCAATACATCACCCCCATCAATTGGTGCAAGTCCTATCATCTTTCTTGCTTCATTTATTGATATAATACCAGAGTTCTTTAATGAATTGATATAATTAGCAATACTTTGTTTGTCTGTAGTCATTAGATATTGCTCATCTAAATCAATAATCACTTTGTCTTCACCTAGTTTTCTATTCAATTCACACTCAAATAATGAAATATAAGGCAATAATGTATGTGACAGATACTCTAATTGTGATGCTTCTATAGTTGAATAAGAAGAATGTGTCAAATCTTGCAATAATACTGGTGATATTCCAAAGAATCTTGCAACATCTGTAACATTGAATAGTCTTGACTCAATCATTTGTGATTCTGATGCATTCTCTGATACTGGAATGAAATCAACATTATAGTCACATATTGCCAGACCTGAACCATTTGAACCTCCATGTACCTGTTGCCAGTTCTTTCTAATCTCATCTTTGTTCAAGTCTAATACTTGCTCATTGAACTTCAATATGCCTTTTATTCCACAACCTGAACCAAAATAGTCTTTTGCTGCTTCTTCTGTATAGTTTCCAATCTGAATTGAACGATTAGCATAAGACAATATTCCACGTCCTTGTACACCATCATTTGAATTCTTATAGAAATGCAGCATGTCTTCTGGTTTTACTACACTTGGAACATTATTATATCCACTAACTCTATATTTCAATATCTGTGATGAATATTGCCAATCTATAGTGACTGTTCCATGTTGTAGATAAATCAATTCAATTGGTTTTCTTTTCTGGTCTCTCAATATATATACATACGCATTTCCATATAATAGCATATCTACCATCAATTGCTTTATCAAATTAAATTTGCCTATAATACAACTATTGAATAGTTTTAGCAATGCATGATTTTCAACTATTACATTGTCATCTTTTTTGCTCTTTATTAATATAGGCAATTCTGCTATAGAATTAGAAATAATATCAACAGCTGCAAATACAGATGATAGACTCATTGCAGAACCATTATCATAAGTTCCGAAGAATAATGCACCTGAATTGCTATATAAGTTAATTGGCTGTTGTGTATTGTTTCGTTTATCTATGTTTAGTAAGTGCTTAATAAATTCCATAATATAATTATACTTATCTTATATATAAAAATAAACATTTTTACGTAAAAATATCATTATATAGTGATAAAAAAGTGCTTAAATGATTTTGTTTCTAACATTCCACCTAATGCTTGCAACATAGATATAATAGCATCTATCTTTTCATATTTTGTTCCACCTTTTACTGGTTTTATATTTCCATTCCAGTCTTCTTTCAAAGTTGCATTCATTATGCACCATCTTACCGCTTCATTATCATCCATTATTATCTTATTCAATCTCAATAATCTCTCAAATTCTTTTGTTGGTGCATTGAAATTACCTAAAGACTGCGAATAAGGTATCATATTTATTCTATGCTCTACAGCTTGTTCAGTAAAACTTGTACTATTCCATTTATCATACATTACCTTGAATATCTTTACTGACTTATTGATTTCTAATATCTTATTCAATATGTAATCATAGTCACATGCATTGCCAGGAGTCTTAATCATCTGTCCGGTATTAATCCAATGCTGATATAGATGTTTGTTTGGTGACTCTTCTAATGCAACTTCTGGAATAAACAACCATGTCTTAAAATAGAATTTTTCTTCGTAATTAAACAATAAAGATATACAAGTTAAATCAGATGTTGAACCCAAGTCTATGCCCATTATTCCATATATCTTTTCTTTGTCTTTAAAGTCTTCTATATTGAATTTCTTTGTATTTTCTAACAATAGACTATAAGGCAACCAATCATTCTTCATATTTACCCACATATTAAATGTCTTTGTTAATATTGCTCTCTCTTCTGAAGAATTATTTTGTGCCATTTGTAATTGTTGTTTCATATAGTCTTCATTGACAGTAATACCTAAACTTGGACAACATTTATACCAATTATGTGAATCTTTCCAATCATCATTTTTATCCATTTCATAAATCAAAGCAAATATAGTATCATCTTCTTTTACACCTCTCAATATTTCTTCGCACATATCACGATATTTCTTACATGGACATAATAAATCAAAACCTGCTGTTGTAATATATAACATTAATGGTTGTTTTCTATAACCCATACCTGATACTAATACATTTGGAATGTCATTATTTTTCATTGCATGATATTCATCTACAACACAAAAACTTGGTGAGAATCCGTCTCCAAATGAAGCGTCAGAAGACATTATCCTGAATCTAGATTTAGTCTTATCATATCTTATTTCACCCCTCATAGGACGGAATAACTTAAACTTATTAATTGATTCAACAAATGCAGATGCCTTTTTAAATGCAATTCTACTTTGTTCTGCAGATGGACTTACACAATCAACTTCTGCACCTGCTTCTCCATCTGCTATTAAAAAATATAGACCTAATGCTGATGCTATACTCGTTTTACCACATTTTCTTGAAATCTGAATATATGCATTTCTTACTAATCTTGAATCATTGTCTTTTCTTATCCATCCACATATTGCATATACTAAAAATTTTTGCCATTCTTGTAATTCAAAATTTTTACCAGCAAAATCTCCTTCAAAATGACGTAGATGACTTATAAATCTAATTGGTTTTTCTGCTCTATCTGGATCAAAATATATATCATCACGTTCAAAATAACTAAGATACCTTTTACAAGCAAGCTGAACCAATTCACCTGCTATGATTTTGCCACTTAAAACACCTTCTGCATATTTAGTAAATTTATGATCAATATTGATATTCATCTATTTTTTAATACGACCTTTAATCCAGCCATTATTTAAATATTTTTCTAGTTCTTCTTTTTTAATCATTTTTGAAATAATACCATTATTAATGTGAATTCGATTTTTACATGGTGATTTACCTTTATTTGCCACTGATATTCTTTGTTTATGATCTTCTGAAATATGTGTACCAATTCTAGAAGCATATATTATTTGTTTTTCTTCTTCTGTATAGTGTTTTGGAATCCAATAATTATTTCTGCCTTTTAATGCTTCTGATATTTTCTTTTTTGTTTCTTCTGAACGTGGTATTCCTTTTAATTGAGATTCTTTACCTTTATTCCATGGTGATTTACCTTTATGTGCTTCTGACATGTTCTTTTTTGATTCTTCTGAATGATGTTTTCCTTTAAAACTAGATGGTCTTCCTTTATTAATTTCGGATAATTTCTTTTTAGTTTCTTCTGAATGACTTTTACCTGTTATCCATGGTTTAATTCCTTTTAGTCTTCCTTTATTTGCTATTGATATTTTTCTTTTTGATTCTTCTGAAATTGAACCTCCTTGACCTCCTTCCATTAAATTTAAACACATCTCATTATTTAACCATGGATGTATAATTTCATATTCTTTTCTATTTAATTCTTCATTATTATTACAAAAACAAATTATTTCTTTAATATAATCTTCTGGATATTTTTTATAATAAGAATTAATTTTTACACCACTACCTTTATATCCATCATCTAAATTTGTTGTAGTGTGTTGTCCAAAATAGAATTTATCTTTATAGCTACCTTTTGTACAAGTAATCTTATAAATATAATAGTAAGTCATAGTATTAAATTGATATATTTACACAGAACGTGATATTAAAAAAATAGGCAACTGTTCGTTTGCAACCTACTGAGTTGCCCTAGTGTAAAAATATCCGTTCTATATAAAAATAAACATTTTCTAAAACATATTCAATTTTTTATTAATGTTTTTATAAGAGTCATTCTGATGCATTCTGAGACACTTAAATTATTTAGATATATAATTTTATAGTTTTTGTATTTGATTACATCCAGATGCATTCCAGATATATCCACATTAATCCTGTTTATATTCTATGATAATTCTATTACCTTTCCATTCACAAATTATGTCAAATTGTTCTTCTGACTCTTCTTGTATCTTTAATAGTTCCTGAAATAGCTTAGACTTACTCATGAACATAACTCCTCTAGATATTCTTCTTCACTTCCTTCAAGATAATCATTCTTAGTTAATGCTTTCATCTTTGCTCTAGAAAGTGGTGTCAATGAAAACGATTTCAATAAGTCTTTTAATTGATTTTGTGCTCCATTCATTATCATTACACATTGATTCTTATATGGTCTTCCATGAGTGTCTTTGCACATTATTCCATTCTTCTTTATATTGTCTTTTGCTTCCAAATATAATGAATAGTTGTCTGCAATTAAGTCTAATGACACTCTCCATGACTCTGGTATCTTTCCATAGTCTTGTTCTAGACAGGATATTACATTGCCCATATATTCCTGTACTCTCTTATTGTATTCTTTATATAGTTTTGTTGAATCCATGTTGTTATGTAGTAGTATATATTTATATCTAAATGTATTTCTGAATATATCACTTTGTTTAAAACTGATATAATTTCAATACATCGTGATAACTTTTTGTTAAAAATAGTGTCCTTTTGATATATCTGGTGTACCAGAAATTACGAAAAGTAACAGATTTTTGAAAGGACATTTGCGCGTTATTTAGAACATCTGAACCTCAAAATATCATATAGGCCGCTATAAAGTATTGGTAATCAATCACTTGTGATATAGGGTATATAAATGGTTAATATATATTGACAATCAATTACTTATATAATGTATTGGTAGTCAATTACTTATACTATTGAATTATTGTTTATTCTTTTCAATCATAATGGTCAGCATAATTTAAATGATATTTCTTTGCATAAGCATGTAGTTTACTATGGCATTCTTTACAAACAGAAATTAAATTAGATTTATCAGTTAGTAAGTCAAATCGTTCTGCTTCTGTTGTACCTGATAATATAAACTTCTTATGATGTACCTCTTCAGCTGCTTTTGTTATTCCTTTTGATAAACATATCTCACATAATGGATAGTCTCTTATATATCTATTACGTATTGTTTGCCAAGATTTACTATTGTAATATTTAGCTGAACGATTTTGATTTGGTTCCTTTTTCTTTTTTAAGTCTCTAAGTCTTATAATTGTTGGCATCTATAGTTAATAATAAATCTTTATATTTCTTAATCAACTTATATTTGAGTCTATTAATCTTGCTAATGCATTTACTGTATTCATTATGTAGATAGTTTGATTGTTCGAATTCCTGTTTGTGTTTAAGTGTTGATGCAGTATAACATAGCTTGATAATAGACTCAATATAATATTCTATCTCATTCATTTGTCTTGTATGACTATTGTATCTATCAACCAAATAGGTATTACAATTATCCATAATAAGAATATCAATAGTCTATTAGATAGTTTTGTTATGCGTTCTGTTCTTTTATATTCTAATGTAAGTCTTAGTCCTATTCCAAAATATAGTATAGCTAAGAGTATTAATAGTATTATAATTCCTAAATTCATTGTTGTTTATCATCATTATTTTTATTATCTTCATTATTATTAAATGAGAGCAACCAATTCAATAATACAACTGCTGCTGCAAAATAACATATATACATTGCGAAATCTGACATAATATTATTCTAAGATATATTTATTTTTCTTTTATTATATTTGCTATTAGTATCAATTGGTCATTAATAATTGACATTACATCTACTATTCTTTCTATTGTTTCCTGTTGTTCTTTAGTATCAAACTTTACTGCTGTCAATCTTCCTTTTAATTTGGCTAATTCTAATTCTACCTTATTAAAATATATTGGTTCTATAGATGTAGGTTCAATAGATGACTGTTCTTTTACATCTGCATAATATTTCTGTTGCATAGTTATTATTTATATATATTTTTATTATTTGCTTTATAATTAAAAATAAACATTTTTCAATCAATTGGTTTATTTTTTTCTAAGAAAAGATTGTTTGCTTGTTCAATAGCATTGTTTACTACTTCTTCTGTCCAGCATTCTTTTGTTATCTTTACATTCAATAGTTTATCATACCATTGATGTAATGCTTTCTTTATAGCATTATGCAATATTGATTCTAGTATTCTAAGTTCATTTGGACCTGTACCATATAATAAGTTCTGTTTTCTAGTAGTCCATTCTAAATTATCAAGTCTATTGTTTGTCTTGTCATAGTCTTTATGATGTACATCTAATTTATTTGCATTGTCTTTAGGTTCAAATGCTGTCAATACTAATCTATGTACACATAATGTTTTAGTTATTCCTTTATTTGATAGACATACTGTTGTATATCCTGAATTCTGTATATGTGCAGATATTATTCTTTTTGTTTTCTTGTTTCTTATTCTACCCAAATCTGATGCTTCATAGTTTGGATAATCTTTGATTTGTTTCCATTGTTCTTCCATGTTATTATTATAGTTATTTTTATTATTTCCTTTTATAATTAAAAATAAACATTTTTCAAAGGAACGGTCAAAAAACTCCGTAAATTAGCTTAAAATACGATGTTATTATATATAAAGCAAAAAGTTTACATACAATAACGGTAATATATATGCTGACATTGTATGTAAACTTTTTTTGTCAGTAAATACGAAGTTATAAAAAGTTTACATACAATGTCAGTATATTATATACCGTTATTGTATGTAAACTTTTTCTAGTTTATCCATTGATTTTTTATCCATTTTGATACAGATTGTCTGCTTTTATGTGTATATTCGGATAGACTATTGACAGAATCGAATTTCTGTCCAATTTTTAGGCCATATTTTTCTGGATGCTTAAACTTTTCAGAAATTATAATAACTTTCTTTTTGGATTCACTTTTAA